ACGCGGAGATTCGACCATGAACGGACTGCTTTCCTCCTGGTACTTTCGTGCCGGCATCGTCGCCGGCTTGACCTGGCTTGCCTATCGCTACATCCCCGTCCCTGGTCCGGGGAAAACCGCCATTGTCGCGCTCGGCGCCGTGAGCATCGCCGGCATCATGGCGGCGAATATGCCGCTGATCGGCCAAGTGCTCGCCGGCCGGCTGCCGCTGCCGGTCGCGCCCGCCGCGCCCAGGACCTGACCGCGGGCGCGCTTCGCCCCGGCCCTCCTTGTTCACTCTCTGAGGCTACTCACCATGAAAAGCATCCTCCGTCAGCGCGGCTACTTCCAGGTGGACGTTGCGCCGTTTCAAAACGTGGTTGCGACCGGCAAGGCAACCGCCGATCTGAACAGTCTGGTCGGCCGCACGGTGGACCGCCTCATCCTGACGCTCGGCGGTGGCGCGCTCACGAAGGCGATGCTGACCAACATCCGGCTGCTCGCCAACGAGAAAGTGATTTTCGAGGACACCGGCGCCCGCGCCGATGACCGCATGGAGTACCGCGGCGAGACTTCCGCCGCGACCGCGCTCATTCTCGACTTCAACGAGGCGCGCGCGCGCTCCATCGCCATGCAGCACGCCGGCGCGATTGACACCAATTCCGCCGGCATCAAGAAAATGTCCCTGGAAGTGGATATCGCCGGCGCGACCGCCCCGACGCTATCGGCTCAGGCGCTCGTCAGCCGTTCGCCGTACTCCGGTGATCCTCTCTACAACAAGCTGATCGGGAAGGTCATGCAAAAGACCTTCAATCCTGGCGGCGCGGGCGAGTTCCTATTCCCGGTGACGTTCTCCCGGCAGTTCTTCTCGCAGATAAAGCGTATGCACCTATTCGGCGCCACCGTGACCGCCGCGCGGGTCAAAACCAACGAGGACATCTTCAAGGCGACCGCCGCGCAAAATACATTCATTCAGACCGATTGGGGGCGCGTTCCGCAGGCGAGCGTGTTCACGATTGACTTCTGCGCCGACGGCGACATTGCTTCCGCGATGCGGGTGCAGGACTGGCAGACCATCGAGTGGTATATGACGGTTTCCGGCGCCGGCAACGTGACGGCGGTGACGGAGCTGCTCGACCCGCTCGAAAACAACTAAGGCGCGCTCATGTTCGAGGAAACCGGCGGTCTTTCCGGCTCCTGGCTCGGGGACGTCGCCAACAAGCTGGTGGATTGGAAAATCGCCAGCGAATCCCAGATCCGCTGGCTGCCGGCCGGCGCGACCGGAACCCAAACCGGCATCGGCGCTGATGGTTCGGTCTATCAACGCGGGCAACCGGCCCCGGCCGTTAACGCCTCGACCGCCGCCGCTCTCTCGTCGCTCCTTCCTCTTGCGCTCATAGGTGTCTTGATCTTTGTCGTTGTCCGCGCGCTGAAATAGGCGCGCTCACCGGGGCGTTGCTATGGCCTTCCCTCTCCGCGCGTCCCTTTCACCGGCACGCCAGGCTCATCAACAGGCTATTGTCGCCCTACAGTGGCAATGGGGCGACGCCGGCCCGCTCCCTGAGCGTCCGCCTCCTGACGAGAGTGATAACGGATTTGTTAGCGGTACTTGGTTCTTCGTGCGCCGCCGTCAGGAGTTAATGGATCAGGGGTGGCAATCCGACGCCGCTTCCGCCCGTGTGCGTCTGGAAAAAAGTATCAAAGACGCCCCAGGCTCGGTGTTGATTGACGGCGTGCACTATCATCGCATGGGGCCGTTACTGCCAAGCGGCTTTTACTTGAATGGCGGGCTGGCTTCGATTCACGCCTCGTACGTTTTTTTTCACCCGGTCCACGGGAACGTGGCGCGTTGGGAGGTTTGGCATCCGCGCCAGGTTCAATGGGCGTTTTCAAAGAGGCAAAAGGGCGGCGTTCACGGCTTTCTAAATGATTATGCCGTCGCTCTTGTCGCCCTCGTCTTTGGCGGTATTGCCGCTGCCTCTGCGGCGGGCGCGGCGGGCGCGGCGGCGGCGGAAGCCGGCACGCTGACAGCGGCAGAGGCTGGCGCGCTGACGGCGGCAGAGGCTGGCGCGCTGACGGTCGCGGCGCCGGTTGCTGAAGTTGCGCCGGTCCTCGCCTCGGAATTTTCTCTTGCCGGCGCCGGCTCGGGCGTCGGGATCGGCGGGCAGAGTTACGGCCTGGGCCTGTCCGCTGAAGCTGCGGGCGTGGGCCTTCAAGTGCCGGCCGGTAGCGCATCGCTACTCGCCCCCGCTCTAACCAATCCGCTCACTTATTCGGCGCCTGCCGGCATTTTCGGCTCTAACCTGCCGGCCACGGTGAAAACGATACACGATGCGGTCAAACCGGTGCTGACGATTGGTAGCGCCGTGCGCTCGCTGTTGGGTGGTGAGGCGCCCCGCGCCGCCGGCCCGCGCCCCGTTGCGGCTGCGAGTGATGCATCGTTTGCTTCTGATGCGTTGTGGACGCTCGGCACGCTCGCCGCCGTGGTTGCCCTTTGGTTCGCCTTCTCTAAATCGTGAGCTGACAATGCGCCTGGTCGAAACCTTTACCGCCGCTGTCCCGATTGAGTTTGTCATTCCTGGGGACTTTTTTTTCCTTGAATCGGTGCCGTCCGGCTCGGTTGATGTTCGTTTCTTTCGTGGCGGCTCGCGTGTTGCCGAGGGTGAATTGCTGGCCGCGACTTCGGGATGGAAGTCCAAGCCGGCGGGCGGCTACGACCGCGTTGAACTGACTTCGAGCGTGAACCAAAGCGTCGCGTTCCATATTGTCAAGGGCCAGGTTGATGTCAACACGTTCTCGGGGAACGTGAACATTTCGGGCGTCGCCCACACCCGCACGGCGAAGCAGGTCACTAACGTCTCGCAGGTGATCTTTGCCGTCAATGCCGCGCGCAAATATCTGCTGGTGCAGAACACTGATCCGGTGACGAGTCTCTACACGCGCGGCGATGGCACGGCGGCAACCGCGGACTTCAACAGTCTGAAAATCCCGCCTGGTGGAGTGTGGGAGCCGCAACCGCCGCCGACGGGCGAAGTGCGCGGCATCATGGATGCGGCAACGGCAGCGAACAATGTTCACGCAATCGAGGGGTGATGTGTCCTACTTTGCCCCGAAACAAGATGAAGTCGGCACGATTAAGGATTTCGGCCAGGCCGTGCTACCGGGCGGCTGGCTGCTCTGCGATGGCGCCGCGGTATCGCGCTCGATCTACGCCGCGCTATTTGCGGCGATTGGCGTTGGGTGGGGCGTGGGCGACGGCTCGACTACCTTCAACGTGCCGGATTGCCGCGGGCGTTCGCGCATCGGCACCGGACAGGGCGCGGGGCTGACCAATCGTGCGCTCGCCGCCTCGGGCGGCGCGGAGACTCATCCGCTCGTAACCGGCGAGCTGGCGGCACATTCTCATACAGCCGGCGCTCAGCAAGCAACGGGCGGCGGCGGAAGCGGCGTTCGTAGTGATCTTGTGGGGACGTTGGTCACGTCAACCGTGGGCAGCGGAACAGCTCATAACACAATGCACCCGTTCAAAGCGTGCACCATGGGGATACGCGCCTGATGGATCGCTACCAAAAAACGCATGATGGCCTCGTGGTCGTTGAGGGCGGGGCTGTGCTCTACATCGCAACCGCCGCCGAGTTCGCGCTGGATCGCGGAGCTGCAGCGCCTGGCGCGGCGGGCATCATCATCGCGCCGGGGCGGCAGGAGTGCGTGATAGATGCGGACGGCAACCAGGGCGCGCACGGCTTGAGCGTCGCGCAGCGCAGCCAGGTGACAGCAATCATCGCGGCTGCGCCCGCGCTCATTGTGGCAAAGCAGGCGCGCGAACAGGCCGCGCGCGATGCGGCACACGCCGCGCTACCGCTCGCCGCGCGCCGACAACAGGAAATGGTAAAGCGCGGATTCACGGCGGATGCTATCTCCGTCGCGCTGCTCGACAACAATGCCGCGCAGCTCGCGGCGTTGCGCGCAATCCGTGACGCGGTAAATGCGGAGGTTACGTGAATGGTCGCCGCCTACTGGTCCTTGCTGGTGCCGGAATTGCGCTTGCCCTCATCGCGCAGCGTGCCGGCGCCATCGCTGCGCCTGGTGGTGGCGGATCTCTGCTTGATGCGCTCGCCGGCCCCGTTGACGATCTTCAATACTCACTGACCGGGTATCGGCTCATGGGCACGCGCTGGATCGCCGCCGCCGCTGAACCTGAAAACGTCGCCCTCGTCGCCGCGATGCACGAGGCTGAGGCGCGTTACGGCATCCCGGTTGACCTGGTGGTGCGCCTCGCCTGGCAGGAGTCGCGCTTCAAGGCGGACGCCTACAACGTCGGCAGCGGCGCAACCGGCATCATGCAGATTGTCCCGCGCTGGCATCCGGGCGTTGATGCGTGGGAGCCGTTCGCCTCCATTGACTACGGCGCGCGCTATCTCGCGCAGCTCGCGCGCCAGTTCGGCACCTGGGAGCTGGCCTTGAAGGCGTACAACTGGGGGCCGGGGAACGTCCAGGCGTGGCTGCGTGGTGGCGCCTCGGCGCCGAGTGAGCCGCTGGAGACTCAGAATTACTCCAGCCAAATCCTCGCGGACCTGGCCGAAGCGGGGAGGGCGGTTGCGTGAAGGCGCCGGACCTGGTGACGATTGCGCTGATTGCCGCGGCGGTCTATCTGCTCTGGACCGCAGCGCGCGGCGCCGCGCGCCAGCCGCGCCTTTACTACACGGCGGCTGAGGGTGCCGATTGGTGGGCGTGATGCCGAGCAAGACTTTATTTTTGATCGGCGCGGGCGTCGGCCTGGTGCTGATCCTGGCGGCGGCTTGGGCTGCGCGGCGCGCGCTGCCGGTGTTGAATCCCCTCAATCCTGAAAACATCGTCAACCGGGGCGTGACCGGCATCGTCACTGAGCTGACCGGGCGCCCGGAAACGCTCGGGGGCTGGCTCGCTGAGATATTCGATCCGGCGACGCGGCGCGCGAATGAAATGCTGCGTACGCCGCCGATTCTCGCCGCGCCGCAAGATGACGGCACGCGCTACGGCTTCGAGTTGTTCTTGTAGAGCCGATGGACCCGATAACAATTCTCGCCGCGCTGCTGCCGGTGATCGTTGAAGGCGGCAAGGCCGCGGTGTCGCGCTGGATCGCGCCCGGTGAGTTCAAGCCGGCCACCATTGACCAGGCGGTGAAGCTCCGCGAGCTGGACCTGCAATTTTTCCAGGCATTGAACGGGGCAGGGGGCGCGAATCCGTCTTACCCCTGGGTCGAGGGCATCGTCAAGCTCATGCGTCCCGTGGTCGCCGTGGCGGTGCTCGGAACCTGGGCTTACATTCACTTGACCGTTGCGGCCGAAGCGGACACGGCGACGGTGGATAATTTCGCCGCTGCCATCGGCTTCTACCTGTTCGGGGATCGGACGCTGTTCTACTCGAAGCGCGGGCCGGGGAAATGATTGAAACCTGGCTGATTGCGCTGGCCTCTGCCGTGGTCACGGGCCTGGTGACCTGGGGCGGGATTCGTGTAGAGCTGCGCTGGCTGCGCCGCGACGTGAATCACGCGCATGAACGTATTGACCGCATGGAGGGCGCTTTGATCGGTCGCGGTGCGCGCTCGATCACGAAAACAAAGCAGGCGGGCTAATGCTATTTTCCGATTCTGTCCAGAATCCGCTCTACGGCGACCGCAACGCGGCGACGCCCTTTGCATTGCAGCCGATGACCTGGCTGATCGTTGCGGGGGTCATGTTCGCGGCCTATTGGATGCTGCGCCGTGCGGCTAAGTGAA